CACATATTGACGGTACTGAGTTCGTACCTTCTACTAATCCGCATATTGCTAAAGCAGCAGATGATTGGCAGGCTATGGTTGATGATGTATTGAATGATGCTAAATCAGCAGAAGTTAAAGGCTTCGATGAGATTGAACGTATTCCTGGTTATGTACCTCTATCTTGGGATGGTGCTAAGTTACGCTCACTTGATACTGTTACTTATAAGTCATACAAGAACCTTTTAACGAACAGTTATATTTCTGTAGGTATCCCTTCTGAGATAGCACAAGAAATATCTAATGCAGTACTTGATAGAACAGGACGTAAAGAGTTACGTTTAGATAGTAATGTAGGTGCCTTGTTTAGTGGAGATGCAGCAGCAGAGTTGAAGACTCTATTAGGTGAAGAGAATTTCAGTAAAGTAGAAGCTATCGTTAAGGGTAAGGCTGATGATGCAGGTAAAGCAGGTTCAGCTAAACGTCGTACAGATGTAGATTTAACTCGTACTAATAGCCAAGGATTGTCATTAATAGATATTGTGAATAATGACTTACAGTTCGTAGGTTCTAAGTATTCACAGGAAATGGCAGGACGTGTATCATTAGCTAATAAAGGTATTAAGTCTGAAGCTGATTACCAACGTATACTTGAAGCTGCATTGAAACAGGAATCAGAACGTGGCGGCAGTATTGAGCTTGTACGTAATTCTATGGACTCTGTATATAATCAGTTATTATCTCGACCACAGGATGGTGTAGGTATTCATAAAGGTATGCGTCGATTCATGGACTTCGCCTCTATCTCTATGCTTGGTGGTATGGGTTTAGCCCAGTTAGCTGAGTATGGACCTATCCTTGCTCAAGTAGGCTTAAAGAATGCTATGAAGGATATTAAGATGATGAACCCTGCTAACTTTAAGAAGTCAGTAGAGTCTGATTTATTAGTAGACCTTCAATCACTAATGGGTAAGATAGGACAAGAAGAGATTCTTTATTCTCCTTATGTACGATTAGAGGATGCAGCAGGTGAGTCAAGTAGCGCGACTGTTAATGCTATGCTTAAACGTGTAGATGATGGTTTAGCAAGGGCTACACACTTGAACGGTATACTCTCTTTGAATAACACAATCAAACGTCATCAACAACGTATGGCAGTAACGTTAGGTGCTTCTAAAGCAGTCCGTATGATTAGGGAAGGTAAACACATTGACAATAAGTTCTTTGATGAAATCGGCCTTAGTAAAGGAACCGTTAAAGAGATTCAGAAGCGAATTGAATCTGGTGATATTACGTTTGGGAGTAACGGTAGCCTCGATGGACTTAACCTTGTTAACTGGTCTGTGGAAAGTGGGAATAACTTTGCTGTTTCTATGAACCGTCATATGCATCAAGTCGTACAGAAATCTTTAGCAGGTGAGAACTCGTTTTGGATGGGAAGTACGATGGGAAGTATGATTACTCAATTTCGTAATTATCCGATTGCAGCTATGGGTAAACAGTTAGGCCGTGCTATGCGCCAAGGTACAGGTGCTACGGCAGGTATATTCACGTACTCTACTCTTACAGCAGCATTAGCTTATAACGTTAAGTTAGCTGTACAGAATAAAGATACGTCTAATATGTCTACTGAAGACCACGTAGCAGGTGTTATGCAAATGTCGTCTCCGTCAGGTGTACTTCCTGATATGGCTTCGATTACTATGCAAATGATGGGAGCAGGTGAATACCAGTCACGTTTAGGTAACTACTCTAATCCTGTACTTAGTGTAGGTGGTGCAGCAGTGACCTTGCCTCAGATAGCAATCAAGACAGCTAAAGGTGAGGACTTGACTAAAGGTGACATTAATACGATACAAGCAATAACTCCTTTTAGTAACATTTTAGGTGTAAGTGCTTTAACTAATCAGATTAAGAAAGGTATGTAATGTACCTATTTTAGTTTTGACGTGTCCTTAGAGAAAACTCATAAAATTTATAGGAAAATTACATGGCATTATCCGCAGTAAGTTACGCAGCAGATGGTATCGTTACTGACTTTGTACTGAGCTTTACGTTAGGTTATTTACGTAAGGAACACATACAGGTAGAACAGCGACTTGATGGTGAGATAGAATTCACAATCATACCAAACACAGAATGGATTTTTATAAACCAAGACCAAGGTATACGTTTTAATGTAGCACCTGTAAACCTCTCTTCTATACGCTTACGTCGTATTACCCCTAACAACCTTTTGATTCATGACTACGAAGATGGTTCGTTAGTTATTGAAGAGAACTTAGATGAATCTAACAAGCAATCTATTATGCTTATGCATGAGGCCATTGATGGATTCTCAGACTTAGGTGCAGGTTCCGATTTAGATATGGCAGGCTTACGTATAGTAAACTTAGGTAACCCTATCGCTGACGGTGATGCAGTTAACTTCGGTACGTTTAACCTTGCTGTACCTGTAATCGAGGCAGCTCGTGACCAAGGTGTCTCAGCAGTACAGACGCAAGAAGGTTTAAGTGTTACTGCCGTACTTGACGAAGGTACTACACAGCTTGCAGCTATTAATATACTTAAAACAAGTATTGACCAATCAGTAATTGACGTAGCAGCAGATGAGTTATCCGTAACGAACCAGAAAAATGACTTCGATGATAAGTATATAGGCGAGGTTGGCAGTCTACCTAGTCCGGCAGGTCGTCCAGAAGGGCAATTAGCTTTCCTTACTGGAACAGGTTTTTATACAATCTCGTTAAGTTCTTGGGTATTAGTAATTGCCTCAGCACAAGTTGATATTAATACGACTGCTATTGCTAGGCAAGTTACTGGGTTTGCTCGTATGAACTCTACGGTTACTGCTATAGGTCCGGTTACTCATGGACTTACAGAAGTTACGGAGAATATAACCTTTGACGGTACTAAATGGACTGCACAAGACGAAGGTTATTATGCAATTACTTGGGAAGGGCTTACAGCAAGTACTGCCAATGTACGTGTAACTCTCACAAAGAATGCTGTAGCACAACCCTCTATAGCAGACCCTTCGGCTTATCTAGCTATGGCTTTTACTTCAGGGGCGTCTGGGAACAGACCAATAACTATCACTAATGTAGTACATTTAGCAGTTAGTGACTATATAGAGTTACGATTAATGGAAGGTGAGTTATTCGCCTCTGCTACTAATGCTTTTGGTAACTTCAGCATACATAGAATCTAAGGGAGTATAATGGAAACAACAACAATTATAAATGAGAGTCTTAAACTTTCACCTGTAGCGGCTATACAGGGTATTCAGTGGTTCGGTTATGGTATTAATGATATTGTACAACTCGTCACTTTAGTATATATCGTGGCTCAGTTAGGTTGGTTTGGTTACCAACGCTACAAGGATTATGTAAACAGTAGGAGTAAGTAATGGCTAAGAATGCAGCACTAGAAGGTTCGCTTGGAACCATGCACGCACTTCTTGCATTAGTAATGACTAGCCAGTTGAAAGAGACTGGTTCAGTTGCTCAATACGATGCAGAAGGTGAGATGTTAACTGATGAGGAAGGGAAACCTTTAACTACTCAACAGTTCCTTGCTACCCCTCAGCTAATGGCCGTGGTAACTAAGTTCTTAAAGGACAATGAAATCACAGCTACAGCAGAGCAGTCAGTAGAGGTTGCTAACCTTGCAGATGAAGTAGCAGAACGTCGAGCAGCTAACAAAGAACGTAACGCTAAGATTAAAGCACAACGTGATGACGCTATGAAAGTAATCCGTGATGCAGCAGCAGCGAAACAGTAAGATACTAGTAATATCATCAAGCCTATTTTTATAGTAGGCTTTATTGATAATATTGGAGGCATTTATGTCTATTGAATTAGAAGCACTCGAAAGGTGGGACAAGTTAGCAGTCCTGCAAGAAACCTATCCAAACTTCGAAGACTTCTTAGCCGAAGGTATTGAAGAATTAATGGGTTTCATTTGTACAGACATTCAACTGGATATAGGTAACTATCTTCAGCATGGACCGAAGTACAGAATGATACAGGCACAACGTTCACAAGCTAAGACGACTATTACATCGTTCTATGCTGTATGGCGTTTGATTCATGACCCTACTGAGATTGTACTTATCTTCTCAGCAGGTGGTGATATGGCCAATGAAATATCGGTAGGTATTATCGGTATTATAGAAGATTGGGACTTGATGGAGTGTATGCGCCCCGCTGCAAGTGACCGTCAATCAACTAAGTCGTACGATATTCATTATCAGTTGAAAGGATACAACAAATCTCCTTCAGTTGCTTGTATGGGTATTACAGCGAATATGCAGGGCCGTCGTGCCTCACTGTTAATCGCAGATGACATCGAATCTTCTAAGAATGCTTTAACAGAGACACAACGAGACTTGTTATTACATAAGTCACGAGATTTTACTTCTATTAATCAGAAAGGTGATATTGTATATCTAGGTACTCCACAGTCAGTGGATTCTATCTATAATACATTACCAGGACGTGGTTTTGATATCCGTATCTGGTCAGGACGATTCCCTACTGAGAAAGAAGAGAAGAACTACGGTTGTCACCTTGCTCCAATGATTAAGAAGATGATGACAGAAATGCCTGAACTTCGAGATGGTGCAGGTGTGTTAGGTAATCGTGGTCATGCAGTTGACCCTATCCTAGTACCTGAAGATATGTTAGTGGCTAAAGAGATAGACCAAGGTCCTGCATACTTTCAGTTACAGCACATGCTTGATACAGCTTTAATGGATGCAGAACGTTTCCCTCTTCGCTCTCGTCATCTAGTTATGATGAACTTAGACCAACGTCATGCTCCTGCTACTATAACTTGGCAACCTACTAATGATAACCGTATCCGCTCAGGTGGGATTACTGGTGACCATGAGTTCCATTATCCGGCAGGTCAATCAGCAGAACAGTTAGAATATACTGGTCGTATGATGTACATTGATACAGCAGGTGGTGGTCAAGGTTCTGGTGATAAAGGTTCAGATGAAATGGTAGGTGTAGTAACTTACTTTATGTCTGGTTATGTATTCTTTATGGATATGGACGCCTTTGTACCAAACCCTGATGATGCCGATGGTGAGTATCGTAAGTTAGCAGCATTAGCATATAAGCACAGAGTTAATCATATAGAGATTGAACGAAACTATGGTGGTGAGATGTTAGTCTCTGCTATCAAGAAAGAAATCAATCAGTACTATGATGAGATGGAGAAACTTGACCCTGTAGGCTTTAAGGCTCACTTTAAAGGGTTCAAGGTTAACCGTGCTCCTTCTATGGAAACTAGATGGGAATCAGGACAGAAAGAACTTAGAATCATTGATAACCTTTCACCTCTTATGCAACGTCACCAGTTGATAGTTAACCAAGATATGATTGAACAAGATGCTTTCTTAAGTAGGTTCTACCCTGCTCACCGTAAAGGTATCTACAGCTTATGGCACCAAATGAAGAAGATTACTCGTGATAAGTCTTCATTGTCTCATGATGATAGATTAGATGCATTAGCAGGTGCTTGTCGTTACTGGGCTGAGTCAGTTGTTCAAGATGAACATCGTATGGCTGAGACTCGTGGTGATAAAGTTAATGATGACTTTATGAAAGAATGGGGTGCTAAGTTAACTGGCGCGAAGCGTCGCTCGACTTCGTCTCACAGAGGTAAGGTAGGTCGAGGTAAGTTAGGTCGTAATAAACGATTAAAATAAGGTATATATATAAGGTATATAATGAAGATGTTATTCTTTGGTTTAGGTCTATTAACCCTTACAGGTTGTAGTGCCTTGACCAGTGCCGTAGCCCCTGCCGTATTAGGTGGTCTTGCAAAAGGCGACCCTATGGTAGGGGTTGATACAGAAATCGTAGCAGGAGATAAAGACCAAAGTGTAGTGCTAGGTGAAACTATTGATGCTGCACAGAAGTTTGATGAGATTGAATTGGAAGATAACTCCCAGTTAACTATCTCTTCTACAACAGAACAAGGTAAACGTGCTATTACAGCAGAGACCTTGGAGTATGAGGAAGGTTTACCTTATTGGCAAGCTGCCTTGGGTAGTATAACCTTTCTCTTGTTAGGTATGTTTATGCCTCAATTTATAATTAGGAAGAAAGATGGCTAATCAAGTAGTCACCTCTGCCTTACGTGAAGCCGTAGGAGAGGTCTTAACCATTGCCCCTATAAAGACTGGTACTAAAGCTATTATACCTTTACAGAACTCTAGGGTATGGTTTGGTAGCGAGAATATCGTAGGGGACCCCGAGACGTTTATCAGACTTAATGGTATCCGTGTTGGGCAGAATCGTATCCTCGAAGTTTATGATGGTACAACTAATGGCGAGGTGCTCGTAGTCAATGAGATTACTGGTGCTAATGCTGTTAAAGTCCATGTACTTATTTAGGGGGTTATATGCCAGTAAGTAATATGACTTCCGCAGCAGAAGTAGAAATCTTCAGAGGGGTTAGTCTGCTTGACCAAGAGCCAACAGGTACAGGTATAGAGAATGCTGTCATAGTAACTTATGGGGCAGGAGGTTTAAGTACTGACGGTTGTATGTCTATCGGTTCTGATGGGGTAATAGATATTTTAGGTCTTTGTGACCCGAGAAACTTTAAGTTTACATTTCGAGTAGGTCGTACAGGTCCTTCAGGTGTAGCAGATATTGCTATATGGAGTGAGGTCTCCTTAGACGGTATTAACTTCTTTCAGCCTGCAATAGAGGATACTGTAGTATTTCGGATAGATACAGCTAATCAGGTAGTAACCTTTCGTATCTCAGGGGATGGTTCAGGTAACTTACCTGTAGGTACTAAGATTCGTCTTATGCTTGCCCGTGATGCAGGTGGTAGTGATAGTGGAGGTCTATATTCTCAAGTATTAACAGGTACATTATCAGGAATCAATCCGGCAGCTAGTGCCATTCTTGAAATCTATGAACGTGAAGTAATTTAACAATATATTTAATTTAATAAAGGAGCCAATCATGGCCAACGCAACAGCAGCACAAGCATACACAGCAGTAAAAGCATTAGAAGCAATCGACTTAGCAGCAGACGGTTCAGTCTTGACTGTAAAGGTCTCAGTAGCCACAGATAAGATTATCGCAGATGTAGCAGGCGTAGTAACTACAGCAGAAGCTCTGGTTGGTATCCGTCTAGCACAAGGTGCCCCAGATGAAGCAACAAGTCTATCAGGTGACTATCTACAAAAGAAAGTTACTATGATGGGTGTTACTCCTGCACCTGCAGTGGATACCTTGTTCGCTACAGATGGCGACCTGTACGTCACGTCACTGTCTTAATATGACAAATCAAGGCCATCGTATTGGTGGTCTTAGTTAAACCTCTCTCATTAGCTCCTACGAGCATTAAAGGATACTATATATGTCTAGATTTACTAAAACACTTATCAAAGCTTCATCATTTAAAACAGCTTCACGTCGTAGTGTAGCCTCAGATTTAAAGCAAACACTTATTCGTGCTTCTCATGAATGTTCACAGGGATTTGGTGCTGATGAATTTAAAGCTATCTGTGAAGAGTTCTTAGCGCAGTACGGCACAGAAGATGAACAAGTAGTCCAAGAAGCTAAAACAACCCCTCTAACGCCTGCTCAGAAGGCACAAGCGACTAAGAAAGCTAATGCTGAGAAGAAAGCAGAGGATAAAGCAGACTCATTAGATAGTTTACTTGATTAATAGTGAGTAATAACACTTAAAGTACTCTTAAGGTATCCTTGAGTCAACTTTTCAGTAACGTTAGTAAGGATGTTAGTAAGAGATGTTTGTAGAGATGTTTATACTAGCGTCTATAATAGCGTTTATATAGCGTTTATAATTTTATGGGGTAATAATTGTGTGGGTCCTATCGACCATTAACAAACCCCTGAAATCCCCCAACGGTCAACGCCTGCATATATAAGGTATACATATAACATGAAGACTTTCTTCCTAACCCTTAACATCATTAGTATGTTATCGGCATTATTAGCAGCACTTGTCATCACACTTGTATCATTGAACACATGACTTGTATCACTGCCATTACTACTGCCATTACTATTGCCTTAGTACTGCCTTCATCACTCTTCTACTCACTCTTGTCTTGTATGGGCGTGGTTGTGGGTTGTATCTATCTCTTCATCAACA